GTTGATGCGTTCCATCTGCATCCGGAACGCACTGGCCCCAAGAATCCATTCGTTGATGCCTTCGCCAATTTGAACGCCTAGGCCAGCCGCCTCGCTGTACAACCCCTTGATGTCGTTAAACTTTTTTTTGGCTGTGTCTAGTTGTTCTTTTTTCTTTTTTTCCAGTTCTTCCTGAGCCTTTTCAGCCTCTTTCGCAGCTTCAATCTCCTGCTTTAAAGCCGCCGCGGCTTCAATGGTTGCTTCACTGAAACCCATCTGCGCCAACTTAAACCGCTCTGCAGCAACCGCGCCCTCGGTCTGCGCAATCAACTGCTCCTTCAACTTGGAGATATACTTCTCCTCGTTGCTGACCAGTTTCTGAGTGACTTTGTCGATGGTGCCGCTGGCGTTGTCCACGCCCTGCAACACGATTTCAACTGGTTCGACTGCCATCACATCCGCCTATAAACTTCCGCCTCGGCCCGATTTTCTTCAGACCGAAAGCGTTCGTAAAAACTGACAAACCACGACGACTGGTCCAGCACACCACCGGCCACCGGCGGCAGGCCCTGTTTCATCAGGTCCGCCATCCGAATCGCCCGCAGCAATCCCGCATCAATACAGCGTTTCGGGCAGTCCGTGATTTCCACGTAACCCGTCTCGCCGCAATCATCACATCCGGCCTCATTGCACGTCGGGCAGGCAATCGAAACGCTGGACAATTCCGTCGGCATTTCGTGGCACTTGCCCGGCACGCAGTTCTTGCACAGCAGCCCCTGCCGGATTAAGGCTGCAATGCGGAGTTTTTTTCGTCGGCCTTGCTGACGTTGCCGCCTGCCAGAACCTTGCGGAAAACCTCGTATGCTTCGGAAGTCGTAAAGACATCCTTCAGCGCGTCACGGCTGTAGGGGATTTCCGCGCCGCTCGCCGGGTCGCGAAAGTTTCGCCAGCCGGTGATGACTTCAGATAGCCCCTGCTCGACAGCGTTAAAGAACTCGGTGCTGTTCTTGGCGTTTGGTGCCTCGTCCAGCAACTGCCCCAGTCGCATCTGCCGACGCATCGACAGCGCGACCGTGTAAATAGTTGGCCGCTGGTCTTCCGGTTTGTCCGCATCCCAGTCCAAGACAATGGGAAACTTCTCGCCCGGTTCCAATGCTCGCCCCATTGGTTCCTCCGTTGGTTAGTGGTTAATCGTTACGGTGCCGCAAAGGCAATCGTCATTTCGTCGTTTCCGGCCGCCGCAGACTTGTTGGCTTGAAAATTGATTTCATGCGTGACCACGCCATTGCGGTCGCCGTCCTGCAGGTTGGTGATCTGAAACTTCGGCATTGCCACGGTAACTTTGTCGGTGGCGTTTTGAATCGCCAGGCTGAACGCCCGCTCGGTCGAAGCGATCCAGTCGTCGTAATTCGGCCGGGTGGCCAGCAGTTCCGCTTCGGGGTTAATGCTGCCGGTGACCTTGCGGCCAGTGATGACTGCCGTGGCGTAGCCGCTGCCGTCGGTGTTGACCGCACACTCCCGCAGGAAGACCTCATTGCCGGCATCGATGGACAGGTTTTGGAAGCACGGCGACCAACTGCCGATGGTGAACGTGGCATTTGCCACCCTCAGCGGCAGGGCTGTCGGGTAGGTCGGGGCCAGAATCGCTACGTCGGTCGATGACACCCAAACGCCGGTGAACGTCCAGTCGATGGTTGCCAGCTTGCCAGTCTCAAAGTTCATCGTGAACGTGCCGCTGCAGCCTCGCATTAAGTGCCGCACGCCGTCGATGTAGGTGCCCAGCGTCAGTGTCTTGACGTTACTGCCCGGCAGTTCTGACTTCGGGCTGAACGTGCCAGCGGAGTTTGTCCAGCCACAGGCCGGCAGAAAAGTCGATGCCCAGCCAGGGACAGTTCCGCTTCCGCTGCCATAGACTTCCGTGCGGAATGTGCAAGTTCCGCCCATCAGTTCACGCACCGCAGGCATTTGGCTGAAACTGCCGTTGCCCTGCCGTTCGGTGAATGCAATCGTGGGCTGCATGTTCAGGTCAAACACGTTGAACGCAGCTTCGGCAGCTGTTAGTGACTCAGCGGTGCCGCTGGTCGTTTCGATCTTGGCTGCAAGGACGTGCTTCTTTTTAAGTAGTGGCATGTGGGTTTGGCTCCTATGCTGGTTTCCCGCGTTTGATAAAACCGTCAAGGCCAACCCGTCGCGGGATTTGGCCAGTGCGAACTAAGTATTCAAAGTTGACCGATTGCCGCATGTTTTCGCTGAAGCGCGTTTGCATGACATCCACGACACGCTTTTGGTTATTGACACTGGCAAACATGCCCCAGACCGTGATGCCTTGCAGGAACTTCAGGCGGGTCCGTCGCTTTGCTGTCTTCTCGTCTTTGTTGCCGCCTTTGTTGATGTGCGACACGTTCTGGATGGCGACCCAGATTGGCTTGTTCTTCGGGTAGGCAAACGCGCCGGGGATGAACGCTTTGCCTTTGCCTCGCAGCGTTTTATAGGTGACGCCCCCGCCTTTTTTCTGCACTTGCTTTGCCCCGAACTTGGCAAGGCCAGGCCGGCGTTCTGGATGAATAGTTAGTTTGCCAGTCGTGTCTGCAGGCTTGGCGCGGTGCATGACAATCCCGTCGATGACATCGGCCTGCTTAATGTTGTATTTTTCAGAAATCAGGCGTGCCGACTCGCGCTTGCCTTGCTTCAGTGACGTGTTGACCGCGCGTGCCACAGCAGCCCGTAAGGCTTTTGGATACGCCTTGAGCTGTTCCGCAAACGATTCCATCTGCGAGGTGTCGATGCTGAAACTCAGCGGGGGTGCTTTGCTCAGGTCTGCCATCTGCTAACTCCTCACCGTGTACGGGCTGTTTTCGTCGGTGCGGAATGTTACGGTCATCGTCAACTTGAACCCACTGGACTCCTCGGTCGTCACATCTTCGACGGTGCTGATCTCCGTCAGAATCGCCAGCGTGTCCCAGTTGTGCCAACTGGCCTGCGGCGTGCAGATGGCCTTGATGCAGTCTGCGGCAAACTGGTTGCGCAGCGTGTCGATTTTGCTGGTGCTGGACTCGCTCGGCATCAGCAGGCCGGCGACGATAACCTCCAAGTCCCACGCAGTCGCAGGCGGGTTACCGGGGTGCGACAGGTCCGCATTGCGCTCAAGCGTGCCTTGCGTGACGACCAACTGCAGGTCTTGCGGCCGGAAACCGCCGTAACGGGTTGGCCGGACAACTTCGGACACGGTGATCTCGTACCCACCGCTGGTCTTGATAGTAGCCAGCCGGGTCCGCACCTTGTCGACGATTTGCTCCGCCACTGCTGTCGCCATTAAGGACTTCCGCTAAGTGCAAGAACCAGAACGCCGCTATCGTCGGACAGCTTGCGGACGACCGTGAACCGACTCACAGCCGCATCATCAACACGCTTTTTGACCTCGACGCTGTCGCTGCCGCGATTAACTTCGTTGCTTAGCACGCCGCTGGTGGCATGCCGCTTCAGCCGGATCACGATGTCAATTTGCATCGGGTTTCCGGCTTGGTCGAAAATCGCCGGCGGGTTCCGTTCGATAATGGCGTCAATCGAACGGCTACCCCCGCCGGCAAAGTAATAGGTGACCGGCTCCCCGAACTCGGCGAGTAGTTGGGGGAACGCGGCCGCCTGAAATACCTGATCAAACCGACTCGCCACGGTTGCCGTCCTTCGTCACTAGGTGGTGATGTTGGACAGCAGGTGCCCGGCTTGCGGGTAAAGCACAACTTCGTCCACGTCGTGCCGGACGCGGATGATGTTGGCGCGGACGATTTCGTCCCGGTAGCTTTCCACGGTGCCGCCCATGCTGCTGCCGTCTTCCGACCAGTGGAAGATGCGACCGACGCACGGTTCAGCCATGTCACTGCTGGTGGCAACGCGGCAGATCATGGCGTATTCGTCCGACCAGATTTGGCCAGGCGAAACGGTTTGACCTTCCTTTGCGCTGTTCTTGGAAGCACCAGCAACGATCACCATTTCCAGCCCGAACACCCGCGCCAATTGCTCGGCGGTGATGTCGGACTGCTTGGCAGCGTCACCCGCGCCACCCGACTCGATGGCGTCGATGACTTGGGCACAGCGTCGCAGGTTGCGGAAAACCTTCTGGTTCACGATCAGGGCATTGGCCCACAGGCCGCTGCCGTCGTAAACCTTCTTGACTGCCGCATCAACGTCGGTGATCGGCACAGCGTTGGCCACGTCATCCCATTCGTTGGTGATGCCAGTGGTCAGGCTGGCACCGTTCCAAGTGGTTGCGTTGAACACTGCGTCAGCGACACGCTGCTCGGCGTTCCGCAGAACGGCAGAAAATGCCCGCATGGTCGAAACTTGCTCAGCGTCGAAATACTCGCGGTACATCTTCGCCTGGCGATCATCGCCCGGCTCTTCTGCACCGTGTTCTTCGCAGGCGAAGCTTCCGGTGGTGAAGGTGAAGTTGCCGCGGCTGTAACCGCTGCCGGGTGCGCGGTTGGTGGTCCGCTGCTGTAGCAGTTGCTCTACCGGAATGATGCCGAAGACGCCGGCTTGGCTGGCGACATCGACAACGGGAAAGACCTTGGTGGCGACGTAGCCGAGGCGGTCGCTTTCAAGGTCGAACTCCAAAAAGCTGGCCAAGTCTGGCCGCAGTGTGGTTAATGCACTGGTAGGTGATGGCATGTGAAAGCTCCTTTTTCAGTTTTGGTTATTAGGCGTCGACGACGTAGCTGAGAAGTACGTCGATGTTGGTGGACGTGGTCAGTGTGCCCGATGCGGTCAAGGTGATCGCAGTGTTGGCATCGCATGGCGCGAACGATGCACCGTCTGCGAGGATGCTGGAGTTGGCGGTAACGCCAGCCAATACGCGGGTGCTTTGGGTCAAAGCGCCTACGGTGTTGCTGACCAGCTGCACGCCAGAGGCGGATTGGGTGGCAGAGATGCGTACGGCAGTTGCGCCAGCCGCATTGCCGCCGATGGAAATCATCGTCGCATCGACGAGCCGGTAACTGCGGCCGGGAATCGCTGGCAGCAGGGTCGCCCCGGCGTTGACGTTGGCCGTGGTTGTTCGCACCCGCAAGTGCTGCACGCCGCCAGTGTTGCCGTCAACCAAGACTTCGATCACGTCGTTGTCTGCAGTGGCGGCTTCGAGTGCCGTGCCGTAGCGAACAGATCCGCTCGCGCCGACCTTGCCCG